TGTACCCCGAAGGCGCGGATTCTGGCGATTACTTCGCGACGATGACCGCTCTAATCACCGGCGTTGGCGTAAGCGTTGATATGGGCGACATCATTGAACGCTCTATCTCGTTTCAAGCGTCAGGTGGCGTTACTTGGGGAACTGTTTCTTAATCTAACAGGAGAGAAAAGATGTCAAACGGTGCTGAATTACTTGCTAAAGCAAAAACGCATTGGCGAGAAAAACTTGTCGCGCCTATGGAGTCGGTGGCGGTATCTGAATGGGATACCGTCATCTTCTTCAAGCCGACTACCCTCGCGCAACGCAACACGATCTTTCGTTACGTTAATGACGGCTCTCTGGAGTCATTAGTACAGACGTTAATCATTCGCGCACTAGACGAAGATGGCAGACGCCTTTTTTCCAACGCCGATAAAAAGGATTTAATGGAAAAAGTTGATCCCGACATTATCGTTAATGTGATTAACGCGATGAACGAAGAACGTGAAACCACAATCGAGGACGCAAGAAAAAACTCAGAAGCGGCGACCAAGAAATCCTCTTAATGTTTCAAGTCGCCGAACATTTACACATGACCGTTGGAGAGCTTTCGGAAAAGCTAACCGTTGATGAACTAACGTATTGGGTTGCTTGGTTTGAATTCAAAGCTCAACAACAAGAGGTAAAAAGATAGTGTCAACCGCTGACGCTGTAATTAAAATCCGCGCCGAAGATAAAACGCAAAAAGCGTTTGATTCGGTAAACCGGAACATGAATAAAACGTCAGATGCCTTAAAGGGTCTGGCGAAACGGTTCGTGATGATGGCGGGTGCGGCGGGAATCGGTGGCTTTATCAAAGGCACTATTGATATGGCTAACAGACTCGACAAGCTTTCTATTCGGCTTGGTATGAGTACGGCGGCACTCTCGGAATACCAGCACGTTGCGAATATGGCGGGAGTAAGTTTTGAAACCCTTACGATGGGTTTACAAAGAATGACTCGTCGTATCGCAGAAGCGGCGCAAGGTTTTGGTGAAGCGAAAGGCGCGTTAAAAGAATTAAACCTCGACGCGGCAACGCTCAACGCTATGCCGATTGATCAGAAGTTCGAAGCAATAGCGGAAGCTCTGAGCGGTGTCGGTAATGATGCTGACCAAGTGCGACTCGCGATGAAGCTTTTCGACTCCGAGGGTGTTGCGTTACTCCAGACAATGGAAGGTGGCGCGGATGGCATCAGGCGGTTTAGAGAACAAGCGATTGCGCTCGGTTTATCGTTAGACGCGGAAACGACTTCTGCCGCCGCCCGATTTAAAGAAAATATGGTGGTGCTAACTGGCACGTTGAAAGGGTTAGCTTACGAAGCGTTGCCACCTTTATTGACCGCTCTTAACGGTTTGGTCAAAGCCATAACCGGCGGGATCGCATTTGTAAAACAGTTCGGAGATGAACTTGCGTTACTCGCCAAGATTATCTTCACCCTTTACGCGGCAAGCAAGCTTACAGCAATCCTTGGCGCACTCTCGGTTGCTCTTCGAACTACAGCGGCAAGCGCGACTGCCGCCAAAGTTGCTTTTATCGGACTGAATACCGTTCTTAAGAAAAACATAATCGGAATCGCCCTCGCGCTTGGCGTTACCTTGCATGAACTTTGGTCAAACTTAAACTCCGTAAAAGACGAAGCAAAGGCAGTAGGGAAAGAATTTAAATCGGTCAGTCCGCATTTAGATGCGATCGACAAAGCCGGTAAGAAGGTTGCAAAGACCTTAACCGATATTGACAAAGCGACATTGAAAGTCGGGCGCTCGATATTAGCGGCGAATAAAGAAATAGACGAGATGCCTAGAGTCTTGTCTGAAGCTGATCAGCGGTTAGTTGATTTTAAAGAATCGTTAGCCGAAATCGAAAATAAAAAGTTGATGGAAAAAGCTTTTAATGCCGAAGCACTTTTAATTTTAGACAAAGCTTTTCTCAAGGGGCAGATAAGCCTCGAAACCTACAAAGAAGAGCTAGAAAAACTTGGCGAAACTTATAAAGATATTAAGGGAACTGTTTTTGATCTCGACAAAGTATTAGCGCATCCGAGTGTTCATGAAGGCGAAAAAGCTTGGGAAGCATTAGAAAAGAAAGCAACCGACGCAGAGATAGCACTCAAATCATACGGCGAGAGCTTCCGAGAGTTAATCGGCGGTGTCGATGGTTCATGGACAAAGATGTGGAGAGACTTGTTTGCGGGAGGTAAAACTGAAAATGTTTTAAAAGCTTTTTTAGATCGCGTCAAAGATATGTTCTTAGACACCCTCGCAGAAATAGCGGCGGCATGGACAAAGAAAAAACTGATTGAGATATTCACCGGTGGAACAGGCGGTGGAAATATTTTTGGCACTATCACTTCGATCTTTACTAGCGGTGCAACTACAGCGGCGACTACAGCGGCAGAGTCGGCGGGTTCTGGATTTTTATCGACTCTCACTTCAGCTATTACAGGCGGGGCGACGAAGATTGGGTCAGCAATCACGAATATGTTCTCCGGTTTTTCGTCTAGCGGTACATTAATCCCAGATGGCGCGGGTGGTTTCCAGATGGCGGGACAGCAAGCCGCTTCTAGTTTTATGTCTGGCGCAAAAACAGTAATGGCAAATGCCGCCGGTTTTGCGGTTCCGCTTGCAATCGCTGCATTTGGTTTTAGTAAATCAGCTAATTTTAAAAAGAAGCTTCGAGCAAAATTCAAAGAAGTGATTAACGATCCGACCATCGTTAGCAACTTGGCAGATGGTCCACTTGGTAACGGCTTCAAAGAACTCGGCACAGTCGGCGAAGAGTCATTCGTTCAAATATCCAATGCCGCTCGAAAAATGTTTCAAGACTTTTCCGAGACTTCTGGTGGGGTTGGTAAAGATCGAGGTGGTCCAATCGGGTTGATGACCTTCGGCTTAAAAGAGATGGAGGACGAATTCGGAAACGTCATTGTCAGCGCGACCAAGTACAACGAGCTAATGGCGCACCTTGAGCAAATGCAACCATTTGTCGATCACGCTCAACACATTATGGACACTGTGCCGGCTTTGGAAATTGCAAAAGACGGAATCAGTTTGGTTAACAGCGAAGCATTCCGCGCCAAAGTGTTGTTTGAAGGTTTGGGTAAAGAAGGTAAAGCAGCGTTGCGTGGTATCGAAGTTGACGCAGATAAATTGTCGCAATTTATACGACGCGGATTTGTTTCATCTGCCGAACTTGCGCAGATGGGTCTGGAAAATATGGGCGCAATGTCCTCTGAAATGTTTCAAGAGTTGATCGGATTCGCGAACGACGCGACAGGGGCAGTCGATAATTTAGCGAGAGCGGCACAGAAAGCTTCGAACGCAACACAAAGCGCAATGGATTTAAAACACTCAGCCGGTTTCCAACACGGTGGTTCATTCATTGTCGGCGGTAGCGGTGGCACAGATAAAACGCCGGTTTCGTTTATGGCAACACGCGGTGAACGAGTTACGGTTGAAACGCCAAATCAAAGTCAGGCAAGCGGGAGCGATGGCAGTAGCGTAGTCAAAGAGCTTCGCGCACTTCGTTCTGATCTTGCTAACGTGGTTGCCAAGCCTATCGTCGGCGCAGTTACTCGCGGACAACTGGCAGTCGCGGGTGGGGCGCGTCATTGAGTGTCTCAGATGCCGAATATCAAGCTTGGCTTGCCGACCCTCAAGAGGAACGCGTCGTGTTAGCTGAAATCAAAGCTTACAGCGATGGAAGTGAAACCATTTATTACCTTGGTTCGAAATACTTCCACACGGGCTCGTCTGATACACCGGCGAATACAACTTACGAAGGCATCCTTAAAGGCAGTCCATTCTTTTCTACTGTTATGAGTGAAGCGTTTGGTGGACGCTCTTACGTTTCTATTGGCGAACTCTCCGTAGATAACAGTGACGGCGAACGCGATGCTTGGATTGGATACGCGTGGGATGGAAGGGACGCAACAATAAAGATCGGCGACCCGACTTGGGCTATCGGCGATTACAGAACAATACTGTCGGGAGTGGTTGACCGGTTAGCGATTAATGACGATTACACGCTGACGTTCTCACTCCGCGACAACCAACGCAAGCTCGACGTTCCGATACAAACGACTCTTGTTTCAAGCGGTGAAGAAATCGATCAAGTGATTCCGCTTTGTTACGGCGAGGTCTATAACATCACGCCGATCCAAACGGACGCTACGACGCACGAGTATCAAGTTCACGAAGGACAGATCGAGGACATCGTTCAAGTCTACGTTGATGGAAAAGCAACAACGCTAACGGTTACAAAAGATTTAACGAATGGCAAGTTCACGCTTTCTGGCGACCCAGAAGGAACAGTCACCGTTGACGCAAAAGGACACAAGCCGAGCGGGTCTTATAAGACAACACCGGCTAACATTATTCGAGCTATTGTTACTCGTGTATTAAGCGATCCCGCTGATTTAGATACAAGCGCGTTTACGCAATTTAATAGCGATCTGAACTACACGATTGGAATCTATATCGAGTCGCGTCAAAACCTTTTGGACGTTCTAGATTCAATCCTCCCCGCCGGTTGGTATTACGGATTCAACAGAGACGGAAAGTTCACGCTTGCCGAACTGAAAGACCCTTCTGGATTAACTTCCGAACTAACGATAGATAACCTTGAATCGCATGGCGATTTAGGAATTCAAAAGGCTGACGTACCGGAATGGCGTGTTCGTGTCGGCTACAAACAGAACTGGACAACAATGAGCTTCGGTACAGATTCAACCGTTGCAGAAGCTGATAGACCGTGGCTGAGCAAACAGTTTAACGAAGTAGCGAAAGCTGAAGATGCTTCCGTCAAGACAGCGCACTTGTTAGCCCAAGACCCTGACGTTCTGCCATCAATGATTGCCGGTTCCGCGAACGCGACCACTGAAGCCACTCGCTTGCTAACGCTATTTAAAACGCAACGCTACACCTACAGCGTGGGCGCTTACGTTGCGCCGTTACAGGTCACGGTTGGTAGCTGTGTAACCCTTCAAGATGATCGTTTCAGTCTCGCTAGTGGAAGCAAGTGCGTTGTGACAGGCATCACCGAATACTTGCTAAACAACACAATCGAAGTGGAGCTTTGGCAATGAGCGATTCTAGAATTCTCGGCGCAAGTCATTTAGACGGAACGACTTTAACGGTAACGAGTGAAGCGGGAAGCTATAGCGTCAGCAACTTGTTAAACGTGCAGAACGGCAGAATTTGGAGAAGCACGACAAGCGCGGCGCAAACCATTACTGGCGACTTTGGCGAAGAAAAACGAAGCACAGCTTTTTGCTTGTACGCGCACAACCTATCTAACGATGGCACTGCAAGCGTTCGCGTTACGCTTTCAAACGATAGCGGTCACACCGATCAAGTTTATGACACGACTGTAGAAGCGACTGACCCGCTTTACGGATGGGGCGAAGGTCCATACGGCATGGAAGGTTATGGCGGTTATTCATCAGAAGGGTGGGCGCAACCGTTTACGGTAATTTGGTTTGGCTCAACAATAGTCGCGAGATATTTTCGTTGCATTATTACCG